CGTTCATGGGAACCTCCGACACGAACAGCCGCACGCCGAACTTAGATGCCAGTGACGCACGGCTAGGGTAGTCATCGCGGTTGAACATATCCCCGAGACCAGCGGCCTTGAACGCCATGTCCGAGACAATGCTGTCGTAGTCAGCCAAGAATGCCGCCAAGCACGCGTTGAAAACTTTCTGATGGTCGTTGTACTCACGCTTGAAACGCTCCATGTCGACGCTCGGCAGGTAGTCCTGCGAGTTGTTCCAACGATAGGTGCGACGCTTGACCCAGTTGTAAATGGTCTGCCGATAGTTGACCAGCGCCTTGTGCTTGGGATGGTCAGCCAGCAGGTTCTTGGTGTACTTGCCCGCGTTCTGATGAGCATTCTTTGCACCAGCAACCTCATTGCTGATGGCGCGGTCTTGCTTGGTCGCTGACCACACATTCACATCCACGGACACGAGGACGCCTGATGTGGCGAGACTGATGATGTTCTTGGGTCGTTGCAGTTCCATGTTCACGATGATTCTCCAGTTGATTTCAAATCCCACGGATGCGTGGGCCACTAACTACGGACGGTGCGAGGTCGTTCTCCCACCAGCCATTAGTATAACAGAACTTGACATTTGAGTCAAGCGGTTTGAGGAAGTTTTTTACCCAGCCCTCCAGTAGAAAACATCCAGCAGAAGCACGATCACGCACAGCAGGAACACAACGCGCTCCACCTTTTCGACGGGGGTTAGGTTCATTGCCGAGTCTCCTGTTGTTTGGCATCGAACTGATTGAAGCTCTGTTGGTCAGCCTCGAACTCGTTGAACTCACTCATGGTGTAGGGGAACCTCCCATGAAGTTTGGGGAACAATCGCGCATTGCAGTCGCTACACCATGCGTGATACGACTTGCACTTGCCCACACCACGGATGTGGTACATCTTGTTCTTGTTCTCGCTCGGGCCACCCACGAGGTAGTCCCACGATGGGTTGGTCATCGCCCGGTATGTCCGGCGTTTGATCTGTCGCAGTTTCATCGCACCAGCCCTCCCTTGTTGTTGATGCCCTTGAGGTCGTTCATGTCTGTGCAGAGGAAGTAATTGCTCTTGTGCATGGGCACGACGGTGCGCGTGACTTGCCTCGCGGCGATCTCCCCGCAGTCTTTGCACCACTTGTAGCCAAGGGCCCACCGCGCCGTGGGGAACTCAGTACCGCAGAGGCGGCACTCTGGGTCGTGTTGGATATTGGTTTCTTTGGTCATGTTGAACTCTATTGATTAGTCCTATGTACCTGTTGATGTCAAATTCTGTCGGATCGGCAGAGGGTAAAACCTCACGCCTCCGTGGTCGCGTAGCTAAGAGTGTTGAGGGCGACCTCCTTGACATAGAAGGCATGGGGATCATCCGAGAACTTCTCGCCCTCGTTGCAGATCCAGCAGTCGCGCTCTGCAATGTCTTTGTCGGTGTATGCCTCCACCGGGTCGTTGCCGTTCATCAGGATGAATACGGCGGTCATGCGGTTCGGGCCGAGGAATAGTTGGCTCATTACTCTCTCCGTTGATAGTGTTGAAAGAAACCCACGGGTGCGTGGGTCGCTAGTTAAGGTCGGTTACAGGATGCATCCCGACCAAGCTCCATTGTATCATAACTTGACATATAGGTCAAGCGATTGGGTAAGTTTCTTTGGCGGGGGGCTTGTTCTACTGTTCTGGCGTGTTCTATTTTTTCGACTTTACTAATGGAACGATGGGGGAGGGGAAAAGTAAGTGGAAGGTTTCAGGAAATGGGTGTGGAAGTGGGGTAAACAATAATAATATTAATAATAAATATATATAGAAGAAGAGAGTGTTCTGTTGTTCTACGGATTTTGGGGGTATGGACCCCCGGAGAGGTTTCTGCGGTGCGTAGAACAGATTTGCACTTGCTCCGAAACTTGTTCTACGACAGATGATGCTCCAACCGGGCATCCCCTCGAAAAACCGTAGAACATTAGAACAAAAACAAAAAAGTCAATGCTGACAAGGACTTGCGAGGCTTTTTCTGTTCTACGCGCGCGTTTTGTTCTACTCGTGTTTTTGGAACATGCTTAATTTTTAAGCAAAAACCATCGCTGAAGTTTTTCTAAATCGAAGTTTGACCCCAAAAGATAAAATCTGAAAAACTTTGGCGATAGAAATGGCCTGAAAAGTTCGATTTAGAAAAACTTTGGCGATGCAAAGCAAAAACCCACGCATGCGTGGGTCACTAAATAAGGACCTTGACCCGCCCCGCGCCTGCTCGCACGCGCTCCTCGCGCGCGAAGACATATCACTGGTATCAATCCCACCCGGCGAACCGGGTGAGACTCTTCTACTGGTTAGGCCTTGTAGGCTTTCCAGAAGGCCGCTATCGCTGTCTTAAGTTTGGCCTCGTTCGCCGTGGTGTCACCGCGACCCGCCTTGACCTTGACCGACTTGGTCTGGGCATCGAACAGCTTGGTCATGGTTTCCACAAAACTGTGGGTTTCGCGGGTCTTGGTCTGGCCTTTGGTGAGGATCTTCTTGGCCGCGCGTTTGAGATCGCCGAGTCGATTAGAACAGTAATCATTGGTGTCCTCACGCCACTTCTTGACCAAGGCGTGCAATGCGGTATTGGTACTGGCCAGTCGACCGAACTCCTGCTGTGAGTAGGAGAAGGCATACGCGACACCGATTTCAACCTTCTCGACTTTGGGATTGTCGATCTGGTCTTGGGTCGCCAGAGTGTAGTGACCATTGATCACCGCATAGGTGACCGCCGGGTGGTTCTCACCGTAGCGCAGTTGATAGCCTGCGTACAGCTCGGCGCGGGACTCAGCGGGAACCTCATCAGGGAAACCCTTGATCCAAGCGATGGCGAACTCAGCTTGAGTGCTGAGGTGGTCGGCAGTTTTGGCCTGCTGATAGCCCATGTCCTTCAGGGACACATAGGATGCGGTCATATGACCTCCATGGTTTTGCTTCGGCGGGATGCCTCCGCTGATGTATCTATAGCCGATGGTGGAGGCTTAAGTAAAGTCCCACCGTTCAGTGGGCCGCTAAATAAGGGCCTTGCGCTCGCTCGCACGCGCTCCTCGCGCGCGAAGACATATCACTGGTATCAATCCCACCCGGCGAACCGGGTGGGATCGTTCGGATTAGCTAATCTCGATTACTTCAGTAATTGTCCAATTAGCATAGACACGCCCTGCCATGTCGGGATTAGTCAGTTTGAATTCAGCTACCATCTTTTCGCATTCGTCCAAGTAGCAATGCGTCATGGCAAGCGTGATTTTCTTTTCCCTCCTGTCGTGCATTTCTACAGGGAGGCTGACATACATATAGATTCGCAGAATTCCAAATTTTCTCATGATGTTTCCTAAGTAGCACCCCCCGAAGGGGGTGCGGGTTGATTAGCTAGTCCACTTCACCAGAAACGCGAGCCGGGCGGCTTCGAACTTTTCCTGATTGGCAGTAGCGTCGCTTCTAGCTTTCGCTGACTTCAGCCGCTCGGGAGCGGTTTCCTTCATCCATGAGTCAATGAACTCTGCGAAATCCTTATTGGCAGTACGCTGTCGCTCCTTACCCTCATTGAGGATTTTCGTGGCGGCTCGCTTCAAGTCACCCAAGCGATTGGAACAGTAGGTGTTGCAAGCTTCACGAATCGGCTTCACGATAGCGTGGAGAGCAGGGCGCGTGTTGGCAAGCTTCCCGAATTCCTGCTGGCTGTAGCTGTAGGCATAGGCCACGCCAATCTCGATTTTCTCGATATTCTTGGCGGCTTTGTGCTCTTCAGTAGCGAGCACAATGTGGTCATTGACGACCGCATACATCTTCGAGGGCCGCAGAGTGTCGAACTTCATACGGTATCCGTCATACAGTTCGTCGCGGGTTTCGGGCGCGATGGTTTTCGGGAAACCGCTTTGCTTGCCCAGCACGAACCGAGCGAACGATTCGAGAGTGTGAGCCGCACCAGCTTGCTGGAATGCGCCGTCTTTCAACGACAGGAATTGTGGTTCGTTAACCACTTCAGTTCTTTTAGCCATGTTCAATCTCCATGAAATGAACGATTGGGAAATGTCAGGGCAGAATTGCTTGCTGACAATGTATCTATAGCTGGTCTGGAGTGAGATAGTCAAATCCCACGGATGCGTGGGCCACTAAATAGGCGTCGCGCCTGCTCGCACGCGCCAGCCGCGCGCGGGGACATATAACTGGTATCAAAGGGGCGCGAGGCCCCGATGATTACTTGCGGTCCTGCTCTGCGTCCCACAGGATGAAGGCACATCCACCGAAACACACAAAGAAGAAGATGCCGTGGTACACCGAGAAGGTGCCGATGACCACCCCGACCACAGTTGCTATCCATCCAACCAACAAAGCCACAATGACTATTGCATTCATCACTCTCTCCTAGTTAGTGGGGGGCACTAGGCCCCCCGGTTGTTAGCGGTAGTAACGCACCGCGACGCGTCGACCGAACAGATCGGTCACCTTGCTGAACTGTTGCTTAGCAACAGCGTCTTTGCGGCTGTGAAGCCACAGCACCTTTAGTGCCCCGGGCTTTGTCCACGCTTTGTGCGTCGACGCTTCGAACTCATTGAGCACCACGGTCGTGGTGTAGATACCGTGGGTGCGAATCCACTTACGCAATAGGCGTATAGCCATAGCTTTCCCCTTGTTGCGACTCTGCACTATTGCATCGTCTGATGTATCTATAGCTGATGGGGGTAGGGGAAAGCAAATCCTGCCGGATCGGCCCGCGCTACCCCCACCCCCCAGATCCTGAATGGGTCCCCCCTCGCCCCCCACACCCCATGATCTGCACAAATAACTCAGCTATTTCCGCAACTCAACCCCCCTCCCCTATTGATTTCTCCAGCCAAGTTATCCACAGTTCCACGTGAAACACCCCCCCGGTAGGAGTCCCAACCTCCCCTTATTGCAAAGATATATTTTTGTGATACATTTCTCGCGCGGTGTGGAGAAGTAGGATCTCGTCAGGCCCATAACCTGAAGACCGCTGGTGCGAATCCAGCCACCGCAACCAACAATGGGGTATTCTTTGCTGATATGACGACATTGGTGCCGCCCATCGAGGAGAACATTCCTCTGCCAGAAAACGCGCGAGAGGCATTTCCAGACTTGTCGGCTGAGTCGGAATTGCAGATGCGTGCTAACGTCATCAAGCTGATGTCAGACTTGACGGGCCAAGAACTTGTCCCCACCGAAGAGAATGCCGATCAAGCCAAGGTTTTGGCGCGGGAAATGATGGCCAACCCGCAGTACCGCCCCGACTACTCTAAGTACCCCAACGAGACTCTTGCTATGCTGGCGGGCATGGTGGCGCAGATGAATGTGTCCATCGTGGAGGAGTTGTCTGACCTGAAGATGTATGTGGTCAACAAGCTCGTTGCCGAGGTAGAAAACGCCAAAGACCCCAAGGTGCGGGTAGCTGCCTTGTCAAAACTAGGTGAGATTGATGGAGTAGATGCGTTCAAGAAGCGCAGTGAAGTCACCCACAAGCACATGTCGATTGAAGAGGTGGAAAAAGAACTGCTAGAAACCCTCGAAAAACTAGAGAAACGCACCATCAGTGTCCAGACACGGGTTATAGATATCCCCGCTACCGATGAAAATCACGTCTGAACAGATCCAGACGCTAAAAAATCTCCTACCAACCATGTCGTTGGAGGACAAAAAGCGCACGCTAGAACTTCTAAAAGCGTGGGATGCAGAGTCTGCGCAGATTTTAGGTAGGGACAGCCTCCTGTCCTTCGCCGATCACGTCTATCCGGGCTACAAAGTAGGTCCGCACCACCGCAGATTGGCCAAACTGTTCGAAGATATCGCTGCCGGACGCAAAAAACGGGTGATCGTGAACATCGCACCCCGTCATGGCAAGTCGGAACTCATCTCGTACCTCGCTCCGGCGTGGTTTTTGGGCAAATTTCCCCATAAGAAGGTCATCATGGCCTCCCACACTGCCGATCTGGCGGTGAACTTCGGTCGTCGGGTGCGAAATCTGGTCGGATCGGAGTCGTACAGAGACATTTTTCCGCAAATTGAGCTTCAAGCGGACTCAAAGTCAGCTTCGCGCTGGGGGACCAACTTTCAAGGCGAGTATTTCGCCATCGGTGTGGGCGGTGCGCTGGCTGGCCGGGGTGCTGACCTGTTCATCATCGACGACCCGCACTCGGAGCAGGACGCCAAGCTGGGTAAGGCGGATGTTTTCCTGCCCGCGTGGGAGTGGTTCCAGTCGGGGCCTATCCAGCGTCTGATGCCGGGCGGGGCAATCATCGTGGTGATGACTAGGTGGTCGAAACTAGACCTCACGGGCCAGATTTTGAACCAGATGGCGCGTGAAGAGGGCGTTGAGCCGTGGGAGGTGATGGAGTTTCCTGCGATCTTGAACGACAAGCCGCTGTGGCCTGAGTTCTGGGGGATCGAGGAATTGCTGGCCAAAAAGGCAGGGATGGACGTGCGGTACTGGGAGGCTCAGTACATGCAGAACCCCGTGTCCGAGGAAGGCGCGCTCATCAAGCGGGAATGGTGGCAGATTTGGGAAAAGGATACCCCTCCCGAATGCGAGTTCACTATTATGTCCCTCGACGCTGCACAAGAGGCCAACAACAGGTCTGACTATAACGCCTTGACGACTTGGGGTGTGTTCTTTAATGAAGAAACCAAGGCGTACAACATCATCTTGCTCAACGCCATAAAGAGGCGCTTGGAGTTCCCGGAGCTCAAGAAGATGGTCCTTGAAGAGTACAAGGAGTGGCAGCCCGATGCGTTCGTGGTGGAGAAGAAGTCCAACGGAGCGGCGCTGTACCAAGAGCTCAGGCGCATGGGCGTGCCTGTTGGAGAATTTACTCCGGGCAAGGGGCAGGATAAGATTAGCCGGGTTAACGCCGTCTCTGACATGTTCTCTTCAGGGATGGTGTGGGCACCTGACCGGCGTTGGGCGCGAGAGGTCATCGAGGAGTGCAACGACTTCCCCAGCGGGACGAACGATGACTTGGTGGACTCCACGACACAAGCGCTGATGCGGTTCAGACAAGGTGGGTTCATCCGGCTGCCGTCTGATGAGCCGGAAGAGACTCAATGGTTCAAGAGCCCTCGCAGAGAGCGGCTCTACACGGTTTAAGGAATCTCTACTATGGCTACCAATGTTGATAAATCTCTCTACGCAGCTCCCATGGGGCTTGATGCTCTGGAAATGGAGCCGGACGTCGAGATCGAGATTGAGAACCCGGACGACGTCAGTATCAGTATGGGGGACATCGAGATTGACCTCATGCCCGCGCCCAAGACCGGAGATAAGAACTTCGACGCGAACCTCGCTGAGTACATAGACGAGAACGTGTTGCAGTCTCTGGGTGAGGAGCTGGTCGAAGAGTTTGACAAAGACATCAACGACCGCAAGGAGTGGATGCAGACGTATGTGGAAGGCTTGAAGCTGCTGGGGCTCAAGTACGAGGAGCGCACTGAGCCTTGGGATGGTGCCTGCGGTGTGTTCCACCCGATGCTCACTGAATCGGTTGTGAGGTTCCAGAGCGAGGGGATCACGGAGACGTTCCCGGCTGCTGGCCCTGTGAAGACGGTGATCATCGGCAAGGACACCCCGGAGAAGGAAGAAGCGTCTATGCGCGTACGCGCAGACATGAACTACCAGCTCACGGAGGTCATGTACGAGTACCGGCCCGAGCACGAGAAGATGCTGTGGAACTTGCCGATTGCGGGCAGTGCGTTCAAGAAGGTCTACTACGACCCGAGCAAAGGTCGGCAGATGGCGGTGTTCATCCCTGCCGAGGACATCGTGGTGCCGTACGGTGCGAGTAATCTGGAGACTGCCGAGCGGGTCACGCACGTCATGCGTAAGACCGAGAACGACGTTCTTAAACTGATTGATGCTGGGTTCTACCGCGACGTGGAGTTGGGTGAGCCTAGCTACCAGCTAGACGACATCGAGAAGCAGAAAGCCGAAGAGATGGGCATGAGCGCCATCGACGACGAGCGCTTCCGGGTGCTGGAGATGCACGTTGACTTGAACCTCAAGGGTTACGAGCACAAGAACAAGAAGAAAGATGAGACGGGCATCGCGCTGCCGTATGTGGTCACTATTGAGAAGGGCACCCGCAAGGTGTTGGCAATCCGTAGGAATTGGTATGAAGGCGACGAACTCCACCTCAAGCGACAACACTTCGTCCATTACCAATACATTCCCGGGTTTGGTTTCTATGGCTATGGACTCATCCACCTCATCGGCGGCTATGCCAAGAGCGCGACCATGCTTATCCGCCAGCTTGTTGACGCTGGCACTCTATCTAACCTCCCCGGTGGCTTCAAATCGCGTGGGCTCCGCATCAAGGGGGATGACACCCCCATCGCACCGGGAGAGTTCCGCGACGTAGATGTCCCGAGTGGCTCCATGCGTGACAACATCATGCCGCTGCCCTACAAGGAGCCAAGCCAGACTCTGTACACGCTGTTTGATCGCATCGTCAACGAGGGTCGGTCGTTCGCGTCTGCTGGCGATATGAACGTGAGCGACATGTCCGCTCAGGCTCCGGTGGGTACGACGCTGGCGCTGCTGGAGCGTACGCTGAAGGTGATGGGCGCTGTGCAGGCTCGGATGCACTTCACGATGAAGCAGGAGTTCAAGCTCCTCAAGACCATCATCGCTGACTACACCGCCGAGGACTACAGCTACGAGCCGGAAGAGGGCAGTGCCAAGGCCAAGCGGTCTGACTATGACATGGTGGAGGTGATCCCGGTCAGCGACCCGAACGCAGCGACGATGGCGCAGAAGATCGTGCAGTACCAAGCGGTCTTCCAACTGGCCCAATCAGCTCCGCAGTACTACGACATGCCCTTGCTGC